GGGGTCCAGACGGCCGCGGCGCCTCGATTGATCCAGTGCGCCGTGTTGTCGACGGTCGTGCCGCCGAGCGTCGCGTTCCAGACCGGAGCCGTCGCGCCGGTCGTGCCGCCGAGACTGCATTGCTGTAGATTGCCGTTGGAATCGATGATCGTCGGGACGTTGCCGGAGCCGCCAGCTATCAACGTCGCTGAAAAAAACGACCACTGAAACCCCGTGGGACCCGCCGTCGTGCATCGGTAGCGCGTAGGCGCTCCGACGGCGGGCTGCGTAATAACGGTCTCGGCGCCGACAATTACCGTAAAATAAGGACCGCCGTACGGCTGATAAACCTGCGGAGTACCCGCGTACGGGTACGGAGTATTATTACCAAGTCCACCATAACCGTCATAGTACGTAGGAACGTTGCCAATGATAAGGGGTGCTAGTATTCGCCTCTGTTGAATGTACGTCGCCGAGTTCTGGTCTCCGGTATTCAGTAGTTGAAAGAATAGACTGAGATTGGAGATGGCCGAAAACTCGCACGCCCACGCCGACCCGACCGCATTAGCCGGGATATTCGCATTCAGATTACCGCAGTATTCTATATCGAGAGCTACGGTATTGGTCGCCCCAATTACGTAGAGCAGATTCGCCTCTGACGTGTGGTAATTGGAGATACGCGGCAAGCTCACGTTTCCCGATGTGGTGTCTGCCCATAGGCAGGCGGCTGCGGGGCTCGCTGCGCTGGGGCCTAGCTCAGTCCAAACTACGGAGCCGTCGCTCGACGTGGAGTGCACGCCCGTGTTCATCGCCGGCGCGCCGGACCCCGTCGTGCCGGGGGTCGTGCATACGTATACATGCCCGTTGTCCGTGGACAGACTCATGGTCTGCCCGACGAGGACTGCCGTGCTGCGATTCGCGCCGGATAGGAATTGCGCGCTACCCGTAAGCTCCTGGTAGATATTTCTGATTTCGACTTCGCCCACGTTTGGGCTCACCGAGTAGATTCCCGCTGCACCGTTCTCAATGAGCAGTTTTGAGATGCTCGAGGCTTGACACGCGTTGAAGTAAACCGGGTAAGTGCATAGGAATACGCTTACCCCAAGAAACGAAAGGTTCGTGGATGCGACACTTCCGCCAAGTGTGAACGACAGGCCGTAGACGCAGGACGAAATCTCCAGCGCCTGGTGAAATTCGCTCTCGTTCGCTTGAGGGTCGTAGCCCACATAGAAGTTGGCCAGAAAGCAACGGTCCGTGTGGATCCTTTGATTGGTCGCTCCCGGAGTCATGTAGATGGCGGCCGTGTTCGTAACGGCGGATCCTACGATAGGCAGGTTGCTAACGACGCAGGCATTTACGGTGGCGCCTCCGGAGTAGAATAGACCGTGTGTCCCATTCGGGAAGCGGAGTATCCCTCCGGAGGCGGCGACCGTCAGCCAGTAAGCGGCACCGTACCCCGTGTTCGATCCCTGGTAGATATAGCCGTTCCCCTCGATTTTACTGAGAGCTTGGATGTTCCACGCAGACTGAAGCGAAAAGTCGCCGTCAATGTAGATTCCGAGCCGAAGCGCAATAGCCGCGAGCGCACAAAGCGCAAACGCCGGATGCGCGTCGAGGGTCGTGCTCGTGTACGGAGCTCCGAACCACTGCGGCTTGAGCGCGCCTTCGAAGATCCGGACCCATCGCAGCGTGCTCGTGACCTGGTAGTACGTGCCCGAGTCGGTCGTGCCGGCCGTCGCGGATATCGTCTGCGCGACGAAATAGCCTCCGCCGCCGTCTCCCACGGCCGCGTAGCCGTCGAGAAACTGGATCTGCCTCGGGCCCGATGGGATGATCCCCGCGAGCGCCGCCCAGAAGACCGGCACCGCCCCCGCCGCGCCCGCGGGGCCCTGAAGGCCCTGGGGTCCGGGCGTGCCCGGGATCAAGGCCACGCCGGTCGGCCCGACTCTGCTAAGGATGGAATAGAGGTTTGACAAATTCGCTCTTGACGGTGAACTGTCTCTGATACATACTCACTACATGAGCAGCCGAACCGAATACGCCGCCCGGCCGAACCGCGAGAGCCTGCGCAAGCGCCTCGGCAAGCTCGCCCGCCAGATCGCGGCCCGCGACGGCCAAGCGTGTGTGTACTGCGGGGCGTCGGCCGAGAGCTCGGGCAGTCCTCTGCACCTCGACCACCTCACGCCCCGGAGCATGGGGGGCGAGGACACGGCGGCCAATCTGGTCCTGGCGTGCCGCTCCTGCAACTGCCGCCGACACGACCTGTCCCTGGGCGCCTGGGCTACGGTCGCCCAGACACACCTCGCCTTCACGGCGCGATCGATTCGCGCGCAGGCGCGCCGCCGGCTGCCGGAGGCAGCGTGAGCCCGGTCCTGAGCCCGTACCTGAGCCTGCGCATGTGTGTCGCGCCGCTCGAGTTCGGGGACATCTGCGGGCGCGACGCGGTGACCTCGCGCGTGATGGAGGGGGTGGTGTGTCCGCTATGCGAGGAACACGCGCGCGAATTCGACCTCGATCCGGTTGAAGGCGCCTTGACGGGACACGAGTCTTAGTACATAGTTACTACATGACATTCGAAGCCGCCACGGATTTCGCCGCCCGAACGCTGCGCTCCTGGAACTGTTGGATCGTGCTCCAACCGACGGGAAACTTTTACCTGACGGATCGCAAGGCCGACGCGGCCCCGGGCGAGCTCGTGGTGGCCGTCTGCCGCCGCGGCACGGCCGTCGTAGAGTCGATTCTGCCGCGCGCCTGGCGGGCGGCGTGAGCCCGCGCCTCATCCTCCACACGGCCTACGGCGGAGGCGTCGCGACCGTCTACCGTACGCCCAGCGCAGTGGGCGCCGAGCCCTTCGTCTCCACCCCCTCGGCGCGCGCGCTGCGTGTGGCGAGTGTCATCCCGAGCGCCTCGGTCGGCGAGCTGCTCGGCCGCGTGCACCCCGCGGGGGCCCGATGGCCCTCGTAAGCACGAAGCTCGTCTCGATCACGCTGCCCCACTGGGCCGTCGATGCGCTCACGGAGATTTGCGCCGCGAACGCCACGACCCGCTCCGGGCAGATCCTCCGCTATATCGTCGAGGATTCGCGCCGCACGAGCGGCCCTCCAGCCGGTCCGAAAAAGAAGCGGTAGCCACTTATCGAATACATACTTAGTGACGCATCACTAGGTATGAACGCCACCGCAGTCTCCGGGTTTCTCGCCGCAATCCTCGCCTCCGCCGGATGCTCTGTCGCCCCCCTTCGGGTCAGCGACCATTACACCGTCGAGGCGGATCCGGCGTTCTCGCCGTCCGACATGGACGCGCTCTCCGCGGCGGTCGAGAGCTGGAACGCCGCGCGCCCGGGGACGCTGCAGCTGGTGGTCGCGTCGTGTTCGGGCGAGGTCGACAACGTGATTTGCGTGCACGCGAGCGACGAGGCGGCCACGCAACAGATTGCCGGGGGGACGACGGATCTCATCGAGGGCCGGACGGACGGGCCGTCGTCGGACAGCAGCGGCGCGGAGATATGGATCGCGCGCGACAACGTGGCCGCGCTCCCCGCCTGGGCGGCCGCTTGGGCTCCCCAGGAAAACTTCGGACACGAGCTCGGCCACGCGCTGGGGCTCGAGCACCACAACGGCGTCGGCGCACTCATGAACTTTGCGGCCATTGGCAGCTCGCAGGGGGCCGTGACGGCGGACGACGTGGCGCAGTTCGACGCGCTCCGCGGTCACTGAGGCATGCCGGTCGGGCGCCAGAGCAGCGCGCTAAACTGGTAATCCCCCTGGGCCGACATGGATGGAGCCGTCCCCCCGATCGAGTAAAATCCGAGACACAGAGAGAACGTGGCACCGCCGAGCGCGCCCACGGGGGCGACGCCCCGCAGTGTCATCGGGTAGGGGTTGGCCCCTGGGGTGAAGCCCTGATTGGACGTCGAAAATTTGGCAAACCCGCTTATCGCCCCGCCGGGGACTTGGGTGGCGAACAGCAGGCTAAAGAGCGCGAGCGTTCCCGAGTTGCACGTGCCCGTAAAGCTGAGCGTCGCGTCGATAATGTCGCCGTTGTTCGCGCCCGACACGGTCCAGAGCACGGGAGCGTTCGCTTGCGTCCACGCCGCCGGCACGCTGGTCTGTTGCGCCCAAAGCGTGTTGCTGTCCGCGTTCGCGATGGCCGTGACGATTTTTACGAGCTTGTAGCCGCCGACGTTCAGCGAATTTTTCGCCGTGCGGTCGGCGAGCCCGGAGAAGGGCGGATCGAATGTGGCCGCGGCATCGGCGTCGCCGTCGCTCGGGATCGTGATCGTGGCGCCCGCGGCGAGGTTCTGGAGCGTGCCGCCGGATCCAACCGCCGTGCCCACCGAGCCGGTGAGGGTGAGGGTGCTCAGCCCCGTCACAACGACGGGCCATATTCCGTTGGCGTTGAGGTTGGTTGCAACGCCCTCGACGTCCACCGTGTCGCCCGTCGTGAGACTATGCGGGCCGGCGCAGCTGAGGACGATGGGCGAGGTATTGGTCGCGATTACGATGGTGACCGGGCCGGGATACGTCACATTGGCCGGCTGCCCGTTGTAGATGGATCCCACTACGCCACCACCCCGTCGACGTAGCGCGAATCCGTGAAACGCGTCGGCGCGACGTAGCAGTTGGCCACGATCTGGAAGGACGGCCCGAACGTGCCGTCAGGATTCACGCCCCCGGCGGTCGGCGAGTCTTGGAGGAAATGCGCACTGTCGAAGCACACGACGATCCATCGGCACCAGGCTTGCTGCGCCTTGAAGGTCCGAATGATTTGCCGGAGCGTGACCCAAAAGGCCGCGCCGATATTGCCGAAGCCGATCGAGGTCGTGCCCGGATTGGCGCCCAGGATCCGCCCGGAGCCCAGCACCGGCGCCGGCGTCGCCCACGCGTTGGGCGCGTACGAGAACAGCACGAGCCACATGCGCCACCACGGCACGCCATTGGAGCCCAGCGGTTCGACGTTGCCGTCCCAGTTCCAGTTCGGCACAAGCGCCCGGAAACTGAGCGGCGGCACGGCGGTGCTCGCGCCGGCCGGGTAATAGCTCCACGTGGACGAGTTGCTCACGATGAGGGCAGGCGGGGTGAGGGGGAGGATTTGCGCAAGCACTTCTTGCAGCACGGTCCAGTCGTTGCCCGCCCGTTGCCACGTGTCGTAGGCGGCGCGGAGGCGCAGGATAAAGGCGGGGACCGTCTCGCCGGGGCCCTGCAGCATGCCGCGGTCCAGGCCGATGAGCGGCAGACCACTCGGGTCGCCCAAGCCGGGCATGTGGATGTAAGCGGCCTGTGCGCTGCGAACTTGGAGCGTGTCGAGGCTCTGTCCGATCGCGGTCAGAAACGCCGTACCGTTCGGTCCTTGCAGGAACGGCGGTGCGACCTGGTCCGAGACGATATCTTGCGCGAATCCCATTTAGACCGGAAGCACGGTAATGGTGAGGGTGATGGCCGGCCCGACGACGCCCGTGGGGCCGAGCGCGAGATCCGCGGCGACGCCGTTGAGCGTCACGCCGGTGACGGAGAGCGTGTAGAACTGCCCGGGCAGCTGCTGGCCGGCGGCGAAAATCAACCCCTCGATCGTGCCGATGGGCAGGACGTTCGTGCTCGCGTCCACGGTCAGGCCGCCGATCGGAAATCCGGTCAAGTACGCCAGAAGGACAGCGTTTACGGCCGTGGTGTACGCCCCGACCTGGGCCCGGGGCACGTACGCCGTCGCCGCGACGGTGACGGCCACGCCCGTGGCCGAGGCCACCGTTTGCGTAACGGCGTTGGGCGTCGCGTACGCCTGCAGGACGGCGCTGACGGCGTAGAGATCGCCGCCCGAGAGCTGCCCCGTGGCCGCGGTGTACGCGCCCAGGCCCGACGAGCCATTGAGCGACACGTGATTGGCGTCGACGCGCGTGCACTGAAAGACGCCGTTGCCGCCGGTGAGCCCCAGAATGCCCTGGGCTTGCACCCAATCGCCCGTGACGCACCCGTGCCCGACGCAGGTGATGACGATGGGCGAGGCGGCCGTGGCGCCGGTGACGGGCAGGGTCATGCACCCGCCGACGGGTCCGCCCGCATTGGCCACGATGGTCGTGACCGTGCCGGATTGCGGATTGGTCGCCACGACGACCCGGGTGATCGGACCGCCGTCGAGCGTGAACGCCGCGGGCAGCGGGTTGACGAGCGGAGGCAGGCCGAGCACCGCGAGGTACGCGGTCACGGCAGCCGTCACGGCGGGCGGCGAGCTCGGGAGCGCGTTGCCGCTGAGGATCAGGTACGCGGCGAGCGCATAGAAGAGATACGCGCCGCTCGGGCCGTTGGGGCTGAACGTCGCTTGCTTCGCGCGGCACGTCGACGCGAGCGAGACGTTCGACTGCCAGTTGGCTCCGGCGAACGTGACCAGGTTCACGCCCCAGCATCCGGGCGAGGCGGTGACGAGCTGATTGATGACCCCGACGCCCGCGTTGCCCGTCGTGCCGATGGCGTCGGCGCCGAGCACCACCGTCGATGGCGTGTATGCGAGGCTCGCCGCGGTGAGGGGATAGCTGCCCGAGCCCGTGACGCCGTTGAGGTTGAACGTCGCGAGCCCCGTAACCGTGATCGTGCAAAAGCCGCTGCTCGTCGTCACGCCGGAGCCCACGAGGCCGACGAGATTGGCGATCGTGGGAATCGCGGCGAGGTAGACTACCGCGCCGGTTACGAGACCGTGGTTGGTGCTCGTCGTGAGCGTGACCACGCTCGTGCCGGCCATGGACGCGATGGCCGTGCCGATGACCGGCGACGGCGAGAGCGTGAAGGGCGCTTGATTGCTGTACGTCGCGCCGGTGACGAAGTTCGCGACGTGGTACGTGCCCGCGGCGAACGTGCCGAGGCTCGTGCCGAGCGTGTTGACCACGCAATACGCGTTGATCGCGGCCGTCGCCTGGATCCGCTTGACGTCGTACTGCGAGCTCGCGAGCGCATCGAGCCACGTGGGCGCGCCGGTGGGGTTCTGCCCCGGGACGCTCGGATCGGGCGACACGGCGATCGTGGCCGTCGTGCCATCGAGATCCGTCAGCGTGACGGTGCCCGTGGCCGCGTAGTCGAGAAACATGCCCTGCGCTTGCAGGGCGATGACGCCGTCCTCCTTCGAGTCGGAGACGGCCTGAATGGCCAGGATGGTGCGGAGCGGATCCCCCGGCTGCCAGGTCGTCGTCGGCAGTCCGAGGGCCGAGGCGTTTGCCAGCAGCGTGGCGAGCCACGAATTCGCGGGCGTCGACGCCGTGGGATTCTGCGTCGAGATGCCGGGCGGCATCGGCGCGATCAGGCTGGAGAAGGGAATGGTCACGAGATCACGACGAGGACGGGCCGATATTTAGGATCTGTACGGTGACGGCGCTGACGGCGAGATCGAGCGTGAACGGGCCTTCGCCCGAGAGGATTTGCGTGGACGTCGTCAGGATGCCCGTCGTCGCGACGAACGTGGCGGTCGTCACGCTCGAGATGACGCGCTCGTCTTTCTCGAGTTCGGCGTCCATGTTCGCGGCGATCTCGGCGACGTCCGCGGCCGACACGTCGTCGTCCACCTCGCCCGTAATGTCGTAGCCATAGTTGGGGTCATCGAGCAGCCGACCGCGGGGCGTGGTGATGCGCCGGGCGAGCGCTTCGGAAAGGACTTGATATCCTGTAATCAATTGGCCAGTTGCCTCTAAGTCGAATACGCATGATACCGACGTTCCGAAGTCCGGTTGCGTCATTTATAGGCCTCCGAAAAACCCGAGCATTGCGGTCCACGTGGCGGGCGAGACGGTGCCGAGCACGATGGCGTTTGCCGCCGCGCTCGAGGGCGTCGCGTCGGGCCAGGCCGTGGCGAGCGACGTGGTGAGCGTGCCGCCGAACGCGGCGCCGGTGCCCGCGTACGTATAGGCAAACACTCCGGCCGTCGAGAGCTGCCCCCCGAGGACGCCCAGCGCGGCCACTTGCTCCGTGAGCGCCGCGATCGAAGCCGTGAGCTGGGCAATGAGCGCGAGCGACGGCGGAACGGGAATGTTCGGGACGCCGAGCACGATGGCCTCTTGCAGCGCGCTCAGGATTTGCCCCACGGTCACGATCGACGCGGCAATCGTCGGCGGCGCGACGACGAGCGCCTCCATGGCGGCCAGGCCTGCCGTCGCGTTCCCGAGCTGGCCGGTGGCAAGCCCCACGTCCGCCACGATCTGCGCGTCCACGGACGGCACGAGCGCCCCGAGACTGAGTTCGCCGATGTACGTGAGGGCCATTAGGCTTGAACGAGCGGGTTACCGATCTGGATCTGGCCCGTCGCGGGCTGCGCGGGAGTCATCACGCCCGCGATCGGCGTGGGCACGCCCCCGATGATTCCGGAGGCGGTGAACGGAATCGCGGGCGGGAAGTACACGATCACCGTATCGCCCTGCCGCGCGATGGGCGCCGTGCCGCCGTTGAACGTCACGAGCGTCGCCACCTTGCCGTCGAACGCGCCGAGCACGAACGGCTTGGCCGGGTTGAAGTCGAGAAATCCTATCGCCAGGTGCGATCCCACGGCGGGGGTGACCTTCGCTCCCGGGATGCCCGAGAGGATTGGGATGCCCGTCACGGGCGGCAGGCCGCGCGTTGGGTCGGCCGGTACCGCGTCGACGGTCGATCCGTTCGAGGCCGTGACGACGTATTCCTTAAGTCCGGCGTAGGGCACCGTCGCGGCGACCTCCTGGCGCACGAGCTCCCGAATGGATCCGAGCCAGCGATCGGTCGGAGGGGTCGTGTTCACCGGAGGTTAAGGCCCGACTCGTGGCCGGGCAGGACGAGCAGCGTGGCGAGCAGCCCAACGAAAAACATGACTTCGCCGATTCGTAGCAGCTTCGGTTGTGTGGGCTGCGCGGCAAGAAAAATCACCAGGCCGAGCACGAGAACGACCACCGGCAGAATGACGACGACGGTCATCGCGCCCTCTTCGGCGCCACGTCGAGCGCCCGACGGAAGATCTCACTTTCTGGCGGCGCGGCGCGCGCCACGGCCATGGCGAAGTGCGAGGCCACTCGCCCGCACGTCGTGCACTGAATGCCGTCCGCATCATGGCGGAAAGCCCCCTCGTGCCGGCAGGTAGGGACGAGATCGGATTTTGTTTCGTTCAAGGAAACCTCCACACTGTCGCGGGTTACGCGGCCATAATTTGCATGCGAGCTTTACCGTCGGCGCCGAGCTGGTGCCGGACCGACGCGACGGTTTGCGTTCCGACCTGAGGGCTCGAAAAAGCCGCCCCCGGCAGCCACGAGGCGGGGTCCTCGCTGCCGATCGACAGCGTGCCCGATGCGCCGGCGAAGGCTTCGGTCGTAAAGTCCGTGGTCACGCTCGTCGCCGGCCGCGCCCCGACTTGCGTAGTACCATCAGGAGACACCCACCAGAGGGGCCCCGCGAGCGTTCGCAGCACACGCGAAGCCTTGTCGGCGTAGCGGAAGAAGAAGTTCCCGATCGGCCCGTCGCTGATGACGTTTACGGACTCGCCCACTTCGATCGCCGCATCGCGGAGCACTTGCGAAAGGGCCACCCCACCGGGGTTATTGTACGCGCGCGCCTGTACCGGCTTGTGCCAGCCCGCCGCGCCGCCGACGAGCCGCGCTTCGAGCCGGCCGCCGAACGCGGCTTGCCGGTACACCGCCCCCACGAGCGACAGATTGCCCACGGCGAGCGAGACGACGGTGGGCAGCAGAGCGTCGCTCGCGAGCGACACGTCCGCCACCCAAAGCCCGTAAAGCGGGAGCGACAGGGAGCCCTCCACGATGCGTGCGCCGTTGACGGTGCCCCAATCGCTCACGGCGGCAGCACGCCCACGCTCTGCGCGGTCGCCACGGTGTTCTTGAGCTTCTGCTCCAGCGGATCCATCGGGGACGGCGCCGTGCGCGCTTCGCTCGTGCCGTATTGCTTTTGCAAATCTTTCACGTTGAGCACCGCCGACTTTGGCGTGGCCACGGCGTTGGCCTTCGGCGGCGGCTCGTAGGCCAAGAGCTTCGCGACGATCGTGAACAGGTTGTCGCCGATGTGCCGCGCGGGCGAGAGCTTGCGCGTGACCACGCTCTTGATGCCGATGTCGTAAAGACTGGGGTGGAAGATGGATACAGCCTGAAGCGTCGCCGTCTTCGTGGGGTCGTAGAGGAAGAGCGGCCGGTAGCTTTCCCAGAGCACGAAGTGCTGGCCGAGCCAAAGGTAGAACGTGATATCCCCTTCGCACTCCTGCTTATTCACGTACGTCGGGGTCGTGCCTTGCTCGCCCTTTCCGCTTTTTACGTCCCAGCCCCAACCGCGATCGAAGCCTGAAATCGTGCAGTAGCCCGGGCATGTGACGCCCGCCATTTTGACCACGTCCCAGCGCGTGGGCGTGGCGAACGCGGGCGGGTTGTAGTCCGCGACGGGGTTGGCAGCGCCGGAGGCCATTACGCCGGATTGGGCGCCGCGCCGATCATCAGCGCCAGCCGCTCGGCCAAGCTCGCAAACTCCTCTTCGACGATCCCGCGCAGCTCCGCGACGCTCGCGGCGGGCGATCCGTCGATGTGGACCACGATGCCGCCGAAGTGGATCGACGTGTCGCCGGCGCCGGCGGCAGCCGCGCTCGAGCGCCCGCCTTGCGGGACGGCGGCCACGGCGGCGCCGCCCATGCTCGTCGCGGCGCTCTCGACCTCGGGCGTGCCCGCGCGCACACCGCCCGCGAGACCCCCCGCCAAGCCGACCGCGCCGATCTCGAACATGATTTTGCTCGGCGAGTGCACGCCGAGGATGCGCCGGATCGCGGCGATGACGACGCTCCCAAGATGCTCGACCGCGCGGATCGCGAACTGCGCGCCGTTCATGATGCCGTCCGCCAGGCCGTGAATAAAAGCGTTCGCCGCATCGACCGCGCCGTTGACCAGGTTGCCAAAGAATGTGGAGATCTGGGGCCAGTACTGGACGAGCTTGTAGATTCCGAAGATCACCAACCCGATGGCCGCGCCGATCGCGAGAAACGGCCACGTGGCGGCAATCACACCGACGGCCGCCGCCGCGGCGCTGGCGGCAAAGCTCCACATCGCCACCGTCATGGCGACGATTGCGCCGACCACCACGCCTGCCAGCACGGCGGCCAAGCCCTCGAAAACCGTTTGATGGCGCTTTATGTAAATCGCCGTCTCGATCGCCGCGATTGCCGTGCGCAAAAAGCCCTGACGCAAGAACTCGAACACCGTGCCGGCGATCCGCATGACGGCATTGAAGGCGCCGGTGAGGACCGTTTTCATCAGGTCGCCGCTCGGCGTGCCGGTCTCGAAGAGCCCGAAGAACGCCTTGACCCCGGCGATGAGCGGCCCCGTGTCGACGTCTTCGAAGAGCCGTCGCATGCCGTCGGCCGCCTTGGCCTCGATCGTGGCCAGGTCATTCATTTGCGCGGCGAGCGGTCCGGTGGCCTTGGTCGCAAGCGCCTTGACGATCGCGTCCGACACGGCCTTGCCCGTGAGCGTGCCGGCTTTCTTCGCGGCCGTGAAGTTCGCCGGGGTCATGCCGATCGCCGTCATGAATTCCGTCTCGGTGACCCCCGTACCCGCCAGCGCGGCGAGCGAGAACTTGACCTTTCCGCCGCCCTTCGCGGCTTGTTCGTTGAGCTTGGCGAGCAGGTTCTTGACCTTGTCGCCGCCGCCTTCGACGAGCGACTCGGCGGCCGCCACGGCGAGCAACGAGGCCTTGAGCTGCGTGAGGTCCGTGACGCCCGCCGCTTCGAGCGTGCGCGCCCACGCGCTCACGGTCGCTTCGTTCTCGGGGATTTGCTTCTCGAGCTCGCGCAGCATACCGATCGTCCGGGCGCCGGAGTGGCCCGCGGACGCGCCCAGCGCGTCGAACACGGCGTTCATGCGGCGCAGGTTCTCGGACGCGTCGATCGCGACCTTGGCGCCCTCGTAGAGAGCCACGCCCAAAGCCACGACCGCGACTGCAGCCGCGGCCACGGAGGCTGCCACGGCGCCCGCGGTCACCCCGAGCTCGGCCAGCGTCCCCTCGGCCCCGAACGTCGCCACGCTCGACTCGCCCATGCCGGCTTTGACGACGTCGAGCTGCTCGCTCAATTGCGAGTACGCGGCGCTCGCCTTGCGCAGGCCGGTGACGTCGCCCAGGGCTTGGGCCTTGGTCGCGGCAGCTTGCGCGCTACGCATCGCGGAGGCCAGCGTCTTGGCTTGCTGCGCCGCGGTGCCCATGGCCTTGGCCGCGGCGTTGGCGGGCAAACTCACGGAATCCTTAAGCTCCAAGCCCCATACAATCAAGTTCGTTTACCCGTCCTTGAATTTGTTGTCCGTCATGTACGCGCCCGCAATGAGCAAAAGCTCCGCGGCCAGCGAGCCCGCGGCTTCCGCCTTGAGCGTGCGCTTTCCGCGGAGCCATTGTTGGAGTCCGTCAGCAAACTTGTTGTAGTCGCGGCGCTGCTGCGCGCGCAGCGACTTTAGACTTTTGCGTGCTCGACGCCCACCATCCCTGCCAGCCGCATAATCGTCGGCTGCACCGCGGCCGTCACGCCGGTCCAATCGTCCATGAGCGCCTCGAGCGCCGTCTTGCCCTCGGGGTACACGCACGTCTGGCGGAGCACGGCCTCGACGGCCCGCCCGGCGCGTTGCGGGTTATTCAGGGAGTCTGAGAACATTGTAAATTCGGCTCGGCTCATTTTCCTTAGGACAACGACAAGACTTTTATCGTCTGGATGCTCTACGATGCCGATGCGCTTGTGCTTGGCCTCGAGCTCCACGAGCATCGCGTCGAATTCTTCGCTCGGGTACGGAATCGGATCGCCCATCGGTTCGTTCTCTCACTCCCCCCGCGGGGAAATATCAGTATTGCGGCGCGCCGAGCAATTGCGACGACATGCGCCGGCCGTTGTGCAAGATGAGCAGCGGCGAAAGCTCGTGCTCGCGCACGATGTCCTCGACGCCCTCGGACGAGGATTGCTCGATGCTGTCAATCGTGCAGCCAAGGATCGTGTCCGTGATGATGGCCATACTCGGCTCGGCGTACTTCACGGTGACCATGAAAAAGACGTCGCCGTACGCGCCCTGGCCCGTCGGATCTTGCTGCGCGAGCTGCGCCATGAACGCGTCCGACTCGCTCAGCAGCACCTTGATTTTGCAATCGTAGTCCGCCGAGCCACGCGTCTTGCTGAACGGGTCGACGTTGGTGCCGCGCGTCTTTTTGCGTGTGCGCACGGCTTTGTAGTCGATGCTCTGGAGCGCGTAATTGATGGTCGAGCCCCACTGAAACTCGATGCTCGCCCAGCTCGGACGAAACCCGTTGATGAGCGGGTAGAGGATCGGCGCGCCGAGCGCCCCGGTGAGCGATCCGATATTGAAGTTATTCGCCATCAGGCCGCCTGCGCGATGTTCGGGTTATTGTACGCTAAGGTCGCGTTGACCTGGAGCACGACGCCGCGCGCGACGAGCGTGCCGTAGAGCAGAATGATGCCGGTTATTTGCACGTTGTTCGTTGTGTCCACGATCACGGTGGAGGACGAGATCATCTGCTGGGAGGTCATCTGCGCGGTGAATTGCGCTTGGACGCCCGCGGCGATTTGCGCGGCGTCGCGCGGATCGAGCGTGCCGTTGAGCAGCAGCCGGACGTTGTTGTTGATTTGATTCTGCCCCTCCTGAATCATGACGACGCTCGCGAAGTTCGCAACGTCGATGAGCGGCCAGGAGCTGTACTGCGAGCCCGTCGCGGCCATCGTATTCGCCGTGCGGATGTAGACGCCTTGCTTGTATGCCCGCGTCGTGGTCGTGACGAAGCGGAAATCGCCTAGGCCCGCCGGCGCAAACAGAGCGTCGTTCTGGTAAATGAAGCCGTCGATCGGATCGTTGACCGGGTCAATCACGATCGAGGCGAGCGGCCCGTCGAGCACGCGGCCCCAGCTGCGTTGCGGTTGGATCTGCACCGTGCGCTGCGCCACAACCCACGCGTCCGAGCGCCGGAAGCGCGGGGACATCCCGAGGGGGTTGACCAGCGCGCTCGTGATGTTGTGATACGCGGCCACAGCCGCGATGCGCTTCTGCGCGACGGCCGAGTAGCTGGTTTCAAGCGCGGCCATCCAGACCGCCTGCGTCTCGCCCGTACCGCCCCAGGCCACCGGGGGCGACGCGTCGCGTGCGCTGAGGATCGCCGCGTTGTAGAGCGGTAAGCCCAGATTGACGGCGGCGGCCTCGAGCGCCGCGCCGATGGCGGTTGCGTCCGCGCCCGCCGCGCCGCCCGCCACCGCGCCGCCCACGATGTGGATCGAACCGAGGGGATTCTGCGCGACGGGGCTCGCCGCGTACGCCGAGAGCGCGGCGAGGATGCCCGCGTCGTTCCAGAGCGGCTCGACGGTCGACGCTTGCGCCACGTCGCCCGTGACGAGCGTGCCGGCCGCAAAGTTGAGCGTGAGGCCCGTGCCCGGAATGACGTAGGTCGTGGCCACGCCGAGCGCCTGCACAGGCGATTGCGTGCGCCCCCCGTCGAGCGAGATCGTGAAATTGATCGGCCCCGCGGCGATGGTGCCTCCGAGCACCACCGTAAACTTGAGGTAGTACGTGTCGAACGGCGTGCCCGTGAGGGTAATGACCGACGTACCCGTCCCGGTGAACGTGACGGCCGTCTTGCTGCCCGCGGTGACCGTCGGCACGCGGCACGCGAGCGCCACGCCGCCGCCCAAGCACGTGAGCGCCGAGGCTTCGGGCAGCGGCCCCCAGGCGAACGTGTTACCGAGCGTCGTGGGCGATCGCGTGGCCACGATCTGATTGACCGTGCCGGCCGAGGCGCATCCGAGCAGGAGCTGGACGGCCACGCCCGGCACGACGATGGCCGATCCCTGATTGTCCGCGAGCGTCAAAGACGCGTATCCATTGACACCCATTCGTGTATTCCCTCTCTACGGCGTATTCGTAAGGCTGTTGAGTGTCGGGACGATGTGCGTGCCGGCCGGCGCGAAGTTGACGCCGAGGTCGGTCACGACGGAACTGAGCGTGAGCTGAAAGACGACGTACTGACCGAGCGCGTCGCGCTGCGGCGCTTGGGCCGATTGGCTCACCCACGCGAAGCGCCCCGGCTTGACCTGCGTGGTTGCGAGCTGAAAGCACGCCACGAGCACGCATTGGTAGAGCCGCTGCGTCACGCGGAAGTCGTCGGCGAACACGCTCGGCGTCGCCGCGCCCCAGACGTGCACGTCGAAATCCGTGGACTCGGTCCAGAGCGGCCGGGCGAGCCGGCGCGCGGGGGTCGCGGATCCGCTCGGGTCCGCCGTGGCTTTGGGCGGGCCGAACGTGCCGCCCGTAGGCACGAAGACGATCGAGTTGGGCGCCCGGGTGTCGTCGACGAACTGCCGGCCGAAGAGCACGGCGCCGTCGTTGAGCGGGCGAAGCTGCGCGTTCTCGATGACTTGGGCGATCGCGCTCCCGAGCGCATCGATGACGCCGGGCAGATCACTCATTCGGCCGCCAGGTCCGTGAATTGCGTGCGGTCGTGCTCTGCGTCGCCCTCGGCCAACGTAGCGCCCGCCTTGGCCGCCCAGCGCGCTTTCGCGTGACCGACCGCGTCCGCGATGGCGGCGGCCCACGGCTTGGGCACGCCCCGGTTAGGGAGCACGGGCCGGACAGTCTGCACGTAGGCCGCATAGTCGTCGGCGAAGGTCACGCTCACGCCGGCGCCTGGCAGCGGCGCGACCTGGACGCCCTTCCAGAGATTCTCCGTGTCGACGTTGATCCGAGCGTTGCCCTTGCGCTTGATGGTGCTCGGCGCAAGCGGCTTCCAAGGCTTTCCGTACGGGTCGGTGCCCGTCGCGAACTGCCGGTCGATGAGCTTCGCGATCGACTCGCTCGCTTCGCGCGAGGCCGCGGCGGGCACGCCGGCGAGCTCGCGAAGGGCGCGCGCCGCGGACTGCATGGCGGCGGCGGCGGCTTCGGGCGAGACCACGTCACCAACCTCGGGTAGGGGCGCGGCAGCCGTTGCTCAGGTTCACGACACTGCTCGAAATCACGATGGGCTGGGCCCCGCCCGGCGCGCTGCCGTTGGCGAGAATCACGAGCGGGTGGGCTTGCTGCCGCTGCACCTTGTCGAGCCACGCCGTGGCTTCCGTGTGGACGCTCTCGAAAAGCTTCCAATCCGCGCCGTCGGGCTTCAGCCCCCGGACGCGCATGAGCGAGAAGGCCGCGCGGCGCGCCACGGCGAACGTGACGGACGTGTCCCACGCCAGCAGCGGCACGGCCGAGTAGCCCCACCGGCCGCGGAAATATCCGTCCGCGACGTCGCTCTCGGCTTGGCAGACCGCGGCGACTTGCGCCTGTACCAGCGGCGAGAGCGCCGGAATCGGCAGCGCGAGGTTGAGGAGGTCTTGGCCGGCGCAATAGGCCACGGCTACACGTTCCCGCTACGGATCGTGTTGACAAAATAGTGGTTCGTTCCGGTGAAAACGAGCGTGTTCGATCCGCCCCACGGCGCGACGAAGAGCGTGTGATCGAACTGGTAATTTTGCGGCGCCGCCGTCGCGACCACCGGAATCGATGGGCCGCCAAACATCGTCCAGCTACCACCGCCCGTCGAGTAAACGACGACCATGTAGACGATCTCGCCGTCCGATAGGGTGACGGTGCCGGCCGCCCCAGCGTACTGAAACGTCCGGCCGATAAAGGAGTGCCAGCTCATAGCGCTCTCTTCAGGGTCCGCTGCGCGACCCCAGGAACGGCAGCGCCCACGCGGCCGAGCCCCGGGCCTCCACGCCGTAGAGGAACTGGTGCGTATTGAATACTACGGCGTCCGTCGGCGCGATCAGGAACGCGAACGCCGGAGCCATGCGCAAGAGCCACGAGAACGGCTTGATCGGCTTGGTCGTGTCGAGCACGTACCAGACTTGGTCCCACGTGCCGCCGCCGATGCTGCCGCTTCCGCCGATGTCTTTCCAGATCTTGAGATCGGTCCAGCCCTTCAGCGCGTTTTCCGTCGAGCCGACGAGCGGCGCGTTGGCGTTCGCGGTACCGCCCGCCGTCGGGACCGTGCCCGTGCCCAGCGTGCCGATGACCGGAAGACCGATAAACTGGGCGTTCAGGATCGTCATGAACGGCAGCTTCAGCATGTTGGGCGCGAGCGTCAAATCGGGCTCGACGTCCTGCGACTCTCCCGATTCGTTCTTGCGCCGGCCCATGTCTTCGCAGACCGTGGCGAAGCCGTTGGCGCTCAAGGCGCCGCCGATCAGCGTCCCGTTGATCGTGACGCCGCCGCTCGTGTAGTCGTTCGGGTACGTCCCCTTCGACGCGTCGTAGTAGTCGACGGGATGCGCCGTGTTCCAGTGCGTGAGGCCGTCGGTGCCGAGCTGAAACGGCCCCGTCCACGAGCCTTGATTTTGGAGGAGGTCGCGCATCTGGTAGTCGGGCCACTTGGCAGCCTGAATGCCGAGATTCGCGACGACGGGGAAATACACGCCCCACGTGTCGTCGAGCACCTTGAACTTGTCGACGCCGTCGGTCTTTTCGAAGAGCTTGATGGGCACCAGGTACGTCTGCGGCGCGGGCGTGCGCACGACGCGCGAGCCGACCCACTCGCGCAGCTTTGCGGTCATGCCGATCCAGGCCGAGACCCACTGCTCGGTGCCCACCGGGTAGGTCGTTGCGATGCGCGGATACACGAGTTCGGGCATCGAGTACGCGAGGCCGTATCGGGTCTCGATGGCCGTGAACAAGTAACTCAGATTATTGGGGGTTATCAGCATGATATCGCTTGTCTTTCCTGTAATCGGGCGAGTGGGCGGTATGCCCGTTACGGGGTGATCGAATAGAAGACGTCGATCGAAAGGTGGCCGGTCGTCAGGTTGCTGAGCGCCGTGCCGCCGGTGATCGTGGCCTTGAGCTGCGTGCCGCCGCGGGTGGCGTACGGATTGGACCCGGGCGTTTGGATGATGGCCGCCGCGCCCGTGAAGACGGTCGTCGAAGCGATGAGCGTGCCCGCCGCGTCCGTGCCGCCTTGCAGCGTGATGACGTCGGACGTGTTGCCCGCCAGGACCGTAATCACGTTGACGGCCGTGGAGAGGACCCGGGCGTTGGCCGGGAGCACCGGGCCGACGTTGAACGCCGTACCGCTCGTGAGCGCTTGCATCGTCGCAAGCGGGATGTCGATCGTCGCGTGAAGCACGACGCTCGTCGGCGATTGCGCGCCGACGAACACCGGTACCTTGGTCGCGTTGTTCGGCGTGAATCCGAAGTCGCCCACGGCCGGGGGCACCACGTAGCCGGCGTACGGCAGCCAGTAGGTGACGCCCGTCTTGGTCGGGTTGGTCGTGACGGTATTGTCGTCGAGCGCGAAGACGGCCTGCCCAATCATGCCCGCCGTGACCGTGCCGTCGCTCGAGAAGTAGTACGCGCCGGGGGCAATAAGGACATTTTGCGATCCGGCGGCGCCCCACGGCGTATTCGTCGTCAGGTTATTGATCTGCCGCTCGACGCGTCCCCAGAGCTGCAAGGCCGCGGCGGACGTGCACGGGACCGCCCGGCCGTTGACGTCGTTCGCCGCGAACGTGCCGCCGAAGATCTGCACGTTGGCCGCGACGGGCAATCCGTAGAGCGGGGGCGGGGGCGTGTTCGGATCGCCCATCTTGTCGCTGATGACGTCGATGATCGCAGCGGTCATTTCGAGACTCCGTTCGTCTTCTCGGTGTTGCGTTTCTGCATGGCGGCAAAGGTCTCGTCGAACGACTTGCCGCTGTCGATCGCGAGCTGCTCGACGACCTTGCGCTGGTCGGCGCTCATGTGCTGCGCGTCAAGAAACTCCGCGCGGCCCCCGTCGCCGTCCTTGGCGCCCGCGCGGTCGACCCCGACCGATGCGCCCTCGTGCAGGGTGCGCAGCTTGGGCAAGACGTCCAGATAGCCGCGCAACCATTTCGGATCCTTTTGCCCCTGGGCGCGCAGCGCAGGCAGCTGCGCCTTGGTGACCTTGCCGGCGCGGCTGGCGTCTTTGAGCATGGCGTCGACGCGGTCTTTGCGCCGGCTCGCGTTCAGGCGCTCGACGTCCTTGGCGACCTTCTCGGTCGACTTGGCCGAGGCCTGGAGGGCTTCGAGCGCGCCGGCGATCGCGCGGGGGCTCTTCTTGCCCGTCGCTTTGGTGCAGGCCTTGACGAGGCCCGCGTACTTCGCGGCGAGCGCGTTCGAGCGGTTGACGAGGGCGTTGACGGCTTTGAGATGCGCGCGGGCCTTGACGAGGCCTGGCTTTTTCCCCGCGTGCTTGGCCGACGAGACCAGTGCACGAGCCGAAGCGACAAGACGAGCGCCGCGGACGCGGGCCTCTTCCTCGTCTTCTTCTTCCTCGTCGTCTTCCTCGTCTTCTTCGTCCTCCTCATCGTCTTCGTCGTCTTCGTCTTCTTCGTCGTCCTCGTCGCTTTCGCCTTCGTCATCGGCTTTGCTCGACGACTCCTCTTCCTCGTCGTCGTCATCATCCGAATCGTCATCCGAATCGTCGTCGTCGTCGTCCTTGTCGTCCTTGTCGTCCTTGTCGTCCTTGTCGTCCTTGTCCGCCGCCTTCTTTTCCGTGCGCTTGGTCTCGTCGCCTTTGCCTTCGTACTTGGCAATGGACGTTTCCGTGCGCTGGAACGCCTCGAGCTCGGCGGCCAGCTTGGCGAGCTTTTTCGGGTCCTTTTCCTCTGCCAGGGCCTTTTCCGTGCGCTTGATGAGCGCGCTAATTCCGAGATTCATGGCGTATGTCTCCGCAGCATGGTGAACAAATCGAGCATCGTAATCGTCATCGTCGCCGTCGCTGTCCGTCGCCCCGGCCTTCGCCGGCGGGTCTTCGGCGTCCGCAAGCTTTCGTTTCGATTCGTCGGTCAGGAGCGTGTCGAGCAGTTCGTCCCATCCCATGACCGCATCGGCGAGCCCTTCGGCCTTCGCTTCGGCGCCAAGGAAGCGCGCCGCTTCGAGCCCGCGGATGCGCGCGATGGAGAGGCCGCGCGCCTCGCGCACGTCCTCATAGAAGAACCGCGCAAGCTGGGCCACGCGCGGACGCTCGGCGGCGATCGCCTCGTCGCTGATGGGCATGTGCGGATGCCCGTCCGCCTTGCGCGCGCCGCTTGTCAGAACCACGAAGCGGTAGCCTTGCTTTTTGTCCGACGCGGTCATGTCGACCATCGTCGAGATGACGCCGACCGATCCGAGAAACCCCGACGGGGGAAGCACGATCTGCGAGCCGGCGCACGCGAGCGCGTACATGGCCGAGTACGCCATCTCGTCGACGTACGTCACGATCGGCACGCCGGCCGCGGCGCTCATGCGCCGAATCTTGGCCACCGACTGGTGCAGCCCCGCCACGACGCCGCCGGGCGAGTCCGCGCGCACGATGACGTGGCTCGGGGGCCCCGGGTGTTCGATCGGCTCGTAGTCTCGCCGCCAGCCGTTGTCCCGGCGGTGGTCGTCGACCACGTCATCGCCGCTGAGGGCCCCCTTGACGCGGCTCACGATCGATTCGTAGCTATCGCCCCATCCGCCCTTGTACTCGAGGGGGCCGCTAATCCGGACGATGGCGAGGTTGCCGATGCGTTCGTTTCGCTTGGTGCTCGGCCCGAAGAGCCAGAAAAACGCGGCCGGATTGCCCTGAATCGATCCGGGGTCCATCGCCAGCAATTCGCCGGGCCGAATGAGGCGGCGCTCGCCGGTCAGAACCTCTGCACGACTACGCCCCTCGTTTGGAGCTCTTCGAAGATCTGAGTCCATACGGTGCGGATGCCCTTCGCCATGATGACCTGACCGTGACTCTGTTCGGCCTTGGGCGACTCACTCCAAAAGACGCGCTCGCACGGGATGCCCTCGGCGTTGTCGCGCAGCCAGTGCCGAAGCGCGCGCGCTACCTGCACGCCCTCGATGATCCACGGCCCGGGCTCGGCGATCCACTGCGCGACGCTACGCGGCGCGTCGGCGAAGCTCACGGTCTCGATCAGAGAATCGGTGCTTCGAAGCGAGACGCCGAGAGCTTGCGCGAGCGCGCGACCGAGCGTCGTTTTGCCCGTCCTCGGACCCCCCGCGATCGCCGTCGTGTGCGCTCTCATCGTCGTCGTCCACGGGCCGAACCTGGCGGAGCTAAGACTCGTCTTTAGAGTCATCGTCCTCGTGGTCACCGTCGTCCGGAGCGCCAGCTATTTCCTTACCGGTGGCGGCAGCGAGACGTGCTTCGACCTGCGTGGGATCAATCGGGGCGGTATTCATCCCTGCGAGTCCGAAGCGCTTCGCGAAGGACTCCAGATTCTTGATCGCGACGCCCGCGTTGCGCAAGAACGCAACGCCCTGCGCGAACGAGAGGAACGTTTTGGCCTTCGCGAAGAGATCCTCTTGCGGGCGGACATCCCAGATGGCTTGCGGCGCGAGGTCCGCATCGCCGAAGTTGATTGCGGCGTAGGGCCGAATCACCTGCACGTAGAGCGTTCGCGCGAGCGATCGGGCGAGGGCCGCAAGGCGCGTTTGCAGCACGTTCGCATGCACACGCGCCGCCGCGAAGCTCCCCTCTTTCACCTCGCTCGTCAGGTTCTGCCCGAGCAGCGAGAGCGTGATCTCGTCGTTGCACTGAAGGATGATTTCCTTGAACGTCTGCCAGTTCTCGTCCTTCGGCTCGAGGTACCGCAAGTCGTAGCGGCCGTACTTGTTGACGTCGACGCTGCCCGGCAGCTGGAGGATCGTCTCCTGCCCGAGCATCGAGAGCGAGACGGTCAGGTTGGCGATGTCGTTCGGGTCGGCGCCGAAGGGCGTATCCGCGAGCAGCATCGGGAAGCCGTGGAGCTCGCAGTACCGGGCCCAGTCGCGGAGCGCGTAGTTGCGCGCCAGCCACCATTGCGCGACGGCGCGGATGCTTCCGCGTAGCCAACCGCGATAAGACCCGTTCGGCGCGTGCAGCACCCAATGGCCGTCGCCCGGGGTGATAGGCACGGCGCCATCCATCGTGATCGCGATGTGGTGCCGATTGAGCCAGTGAAAGAACGAGTAGCGCGCGTTGAAGCTCTGGAGATACGGCTTCCAGGTCGTCTTGTTCGTATCCCAGAGCAGCTGCGAGTAGGCAAAGCCGAGCGACGCGCCGCACTCGATGAGGTCGAGGAGCGCGGGCTCGGCCTCCATCTTGGGCCAGTGCCGCTCCCACGAGGCCATGCACTTGCGCGCCGCGCGGTCCTTGGATTGCCGCTTGTCGAGCTTGAAGCGGATCGGTGCGCCGAGCAGGCCGCCGGAGATCGAGCTCATGGCCGACTGCACGCGCGAGTCGCCCGCGATGGTATCGTGAAGCTGCGCCGGCTGATTGAAGTTACCGACGACGAGATCTTGGAGCGCCGAGCGCACCGCGCGGATGTCCCACCCGGTCTCGATGACCGAGTTGGGGATCTCGCGGACGATGAGCCGTGCGCGGTCGCGCGTCGCGGGGATATTGGCGAGCGGCGTACCGATCGGTTGGAACGCCGGATCGTTGGTTGCGGGGAGCCACGCACCGAATTGATCGAGCAGGCCCGGCGTGCGGGGCGCGCCGTTGGGCTGTCCGGTAGCCACCTCGGCTTAGGCGCGCCGCGACGCGTCGGGGTGCTGCTCGTCGGCGTAGCTGGCGCCCTGGCCGTCGTGCGCGGGCTGGGGGCGAACGGTCGCGGGCTCGACCGGCTCGCGGCTCAAGCTCGCGCCGCAGCGAAGGCAAACGGACTCTTCGACGTAGACGGGCGATCCGCACTGACACCGGTGAACGTGCATCTTCGGCCCCTATTCCTCGCGATCCTACGTTTCGTCCGACACTAGCATCACAGTGGGCATCTCCGCCGCGACGCCCTGCTTGACGATCTTGCCGTCCTCGCCACGCACTTCGGGCCGAGCGTCCTTGCCCTCAATCTCGATCACGCCGAGGTATACGTGCGGCGTCGGGTTGACCGACTTTTCGGCCTCCTCGATGAGCGTGCGGTTGTCCGCGTGGTCGCGAAGGAGCGCTTCGCGCGATTCGTATCGGCTTCCCTTGCAGTCTGGGTGCCGGCACTCCCAACGGACTTTGGCAGCCAGGTGCGGCTCGAGCCGCGAGAAATCCTGAACGGGGAGCATGACCGTGGCGCCTGGCAACGCCTTGAGCGCCGTCGGCGTGCCGTCGATCAGGTTCTTGCCCATCTCGTAGTGCTTCGGCCCGCGCGAAATGGTCGTGCGCGCCAGTCCGCCTTGCACCGCCGTATTCGTCGAGCGGTCCGGGGGCGTGAGCGGCATCGCGACGCCGAGCGCGTGCGCGAAGTCGAAGCCGATGCGCGCGGGAAAGAGCCCTAGCCGCTTCTTGTATTGATTCTGCGCGGGCACGATCGCGCCGAGAGACATGTCCATGCTGTTCGCCATTGAGAGACTCCTAGTCCTAGTCAGCTATGCCCGAGGTCAAAGAAATCCCGCTTATCGTCCGGGTCGTCGTCGCGGAACTTCTCGCTCGCGAAACATATCGTGAGCTTCGCGACGGGCTCCGGATCGCCCGACATCATCACGAAGCCGTTAATCAGACGGCGGCCCGCACGGAGCGCGCCGCCGCCCCGCGTGTTGGGGCCGACGCCGCGCACAGTGCTCGGCAGATCAAAAAAGAAGCGGTGGGGATCCAGGCCGAGCGCACGGCACAAAGTCCCGTGCTCAAAATCCCGGACTCCACGCCATTTCGCATCGCCATTGAACGGACCGCCGGGTCTTCCTTCGAACCGCACCGGGACCTGGCCCGTGAAACCCGGCGACGATTGCGGATACGATCTCACGGTTCGCCGGCGTGGCCCTCGCCCCACCCCGAGACGCTCGTATCGGCCTCCGGGGACAGGGGCGACGTCCGCGTATCGGGCTGGCCCGGCGTGGGGGGCCAGCCCGGCTGCGCCACGGTCAGCACGGGCGCGGCAGGTCGTCCCGGTACGGGCTCGGGCCCGTCAACGCGCATGGCGACGAGATCGCTCCGGCGCGCGGCCACGCGCTGGGCCTGGTCGCGGCCCATGAGCAGCGCGTCGTCGCGGTTCGGACTCCAGCCCTTGGCGTCGTCGTGCGACGGCTCCTCGTTCGGCGTGCCGTCCTCGTTGTGCTCGAAGGCGTGCAAATAGTGCCCGTCCTGGCCTTGCACGTACCAGAGGTCGGTGCTTTGGGCGGGCGCGCCCATGGGGGGCAGCGGCGGCCCCGGGGAGGGCGCGGCCGGCGGCGTGAACGCGCGCGCCTCGGCGTCGCCGTTGCGGGCCGCCAGCGCGAACGCCTTGTCGTGCCCGAAGCGGAGCGCCTGGTCGATGCGCGGGCTCCAAACGTCCGGGTTGACACCCGAAAGGTACCGGTTGTCGCCCTTGGCTTGCAGGTACCAGCCGTACGCGGACGGCACGCCGGCCTCGGCCGCGTCGTCGATCGGTTTGGGATCCATCTCGCGAAGGTGCGGCGGACGCGTCCACGTCGTGCGCTTGGCGCGCTGCGGGTCTTCGGCCTCCCACTTCTCCCTGGCGAATTGGAACGCCGCGAAGAGCGCGGAGCCGGCGGCTTCAGTCTCGGGCACCACGATGCGGTGCTCGCCCGATCCCTTCGGGGTGTGGCGATAGCGCCGGTCCTCGGCATGGAACCAGTACCGGCCGCCGTTTTCGTCGAGGGCCAGAGTCGGTCCGCCCGATTCGCCTTGAAAGCTATAAATCATCTGCGCTGGTCCCTTTCGAAAAGTCGGCCACCGAAATCCTCGAACCGCGTCCGCACGAAGGCCGCCCTGGGGCGCTCGTTGCGCTGCGCCATCGCCCGCCCGAGCGCGTCCGCCGCGTCCGCGTTGCCCTCGCGGGCCGCGTCGACAATGGCTCGCTCGAGCGATTCGCGCTCCGCGTCGGCGAGCGGCAATCTCGTACCGAGGCGAGCGTGGATGACCCACGCCGCGCGGCGTACGACTTCGTCATCCGGGCTCTCGACCTCGGGTGACTCGACCGCTTCAACCTCGATGGGCTCGCCCGCGAACGTGAACCGCGCGCCGCACGCGCGCCGGCCGTCCTCGAGGCGCACCTTGCGGATGCGCAGATCGGGCGCGTTGAAGATCACCCATTCGCGCAGCACGTCGGGCGACGCGTAGGCCGGCATGCGGCGGAGCGGCGGAGGACGGCGGTCGTTCAGCACGTTACCACTTCACCGCGCCCTTGGGCGCAAACGGATTGCCGCCGAACGGCTCGAGCCGCGAGGGCACGCCCTTGACCCGCGCCACGCCGCCCGTCCGATCGAGCACGTCGAACGCGGCCGACAGGGCGTCGACAATGTCATCGTTGCGATCCGCAACGCCCGTGAACGAGCCCACCTCGCTGAGGAAGTCCGAGAGCCACGGAGCGGTTCGAGGCACTTTGATCTTGCCCGCGTTCCACGCCGCGGCCGCGGGCTGCGCCCGAACGAACTTGTCGTTTTTCGCGAGCTCGCCAACCAGCGGAAAGCCCACCATCTCGCGCAGCGTATCGGCCAGTCCGATCTCCGTCGAGCTCGCGTACCAGAGCCAGCGCGACGTGGGCTCGGCCAGCTTGATCTGCCGAAGCTGCGCGGCGAAGTCCGGCGGCGTGGCTTGCTCGCGGCGCATATCGACCACGTAGTACACGCCCTCGTGCTCGTGCAGTACGATCGCGACGCACCAATCCGAATGCGTCTTGGCCGTGTAGGCCAGGTCGATGCCGACGCCCGCACGGTACGTCGTGGGGAGCGCGTCGGGCTCGTACGTGTGAACGTCGCGGAAGACGCCCAGTCCCCGCACGCGCGGCTCGCCCATGTAGAGCGACCACCAGTCGTACTCGTTGCGCTCGCGCACCTCGCGCAGCATCCGGAGCGGGTGGCCCGCTTCCCAGAGCGCCTCGCCCGCCTCGTTGACCGCGGGCAGATTCACCCGCTCCCATACAGGCTGGCTCGGATCGTCGAGCTGCCTCTCCCGCGAGAGCTCGCCGATAAGGTCCGGCGGCACCCAGCGCGTGTGCGTGACCACGATCGACGTCGTGGGGTGGATGCGCGCGTTCGCGACGGCGTCGTAGAAGTCGCGCACGCGGTCGCGCAGGATCGAGGACTCGGCGTCCGCGCGGTTGCGGTACGGGTCGTCGATAATCAGCACGCCGGTAATGGCCTCGCCGGTGAGGCCACCGTCAACGCCCATAGCGAGCAGCCCGCCGCCTTGCCGCGTGTGCCAGTCCGCGCGGGCCATCGAGTCGGGCGCGATTTCGACGCCGGCCTGACGCGCGATTTGCAAGCAAAGCCGCGAGCGCGATTGCGCAAAGCGCGCCGTGTGAGAGATGAACGCGTGCCTCCGTCGCGGGTCGAGCAGAAGCAATTGCACGAGCGCGTGCAGTTCGACGCTGGTTTTCCCGTGCTGTGGCGGGCTGGAGTTCAGCGAGCGCACGACCTCGCCGCGCTTGATGCGGTCGAACACGTGGACGATGGGCGCCATCCACACGGGCGCCACCATCCGCGGGCTCATCGCCGGGATGAAGTCCATGAGCGGCATGCGCGCCCGCATGCGCCGCCGGTGCTCGAGCTCCGCCTCAGCGAGGTCGCAGGGCGCGTATTCGATTGAGCTCGTCATCGGTCATGGCCGCGTAGTCGAGGTTAACCGCGCCGGAGATTTCAACTTTCTCCGCCGCGTCGAGGCCCAAGTACTTCGACCGCCGCTCGAGCACACGCAAGCGCTGTTGCGTCACGCGTAGGGCCAGCGTGGCGGCGTCCGGATCGCCCTTGAATGCGCCGGTGTTGACGAGCCCGAGGTACACGCGGTCGAGCCGGGTTTCCTCGAGCTGCAGCCGTTCGAGCTCCGCGTCCCGGTTGGCCTGCGCCGGGCCGGACGTCAGGGCCGCCATGCCGCGCGCCACGGCCTTGAATGCGCCCTGCTTGCCGCGGTAGCCGAGCGCCTTGGCAATTTGGACGAACGTCGCGCCGGACACGCGCAGTTCGAGCGCCTTGGCGACCTTCTCGGCGTCCGCGACGCGTTGCGCCGGGGAGCGTGGATCTCGCCCGCGGCGTTTCGGTTTACGATTCCCCATGAGGGGTGCGTGATTGGCAAGTAACTGCTATTCTGTATTCGTTATCTATCCCTGGAGGAAGACAATGCAAGAAACGAAAATCAACTGGACAGAGCACACGTGGAACGCAGTGAGCGGCTGCGACAAAGTCAGCGCCGAATGCAAGCACTGCTACGCCGAGACTATCGCCGAGAACAAGCGCGGGACGAAGGCTTTTCCGGTCGGCTTCGACCTCATGCTCCGTCCGTGGAAGCTCGCCGAGCCGACACGCATCAAGCGGCCCTCGCTCATCTTCACAAACTCGATGTCGGACTTTTTTCACGAATCGATTCCCGATGCGTACCGCGACCAGATGTGCGACGCGATGGATGCCGCGCCTCACCATCGCTACCAGGTCTTGACCAAGCGCCCCGAGAACGCCGCGCGCTACGCCAAGCGTCGCCGGCTCCCACGGTGCGTCTGGCTTGGGACCACCATCGGCATCGACGGAACCACGAGCCGCGCCGATGCCATCCGCGACGTGGACGTGACCGTGCGTTTCATTTCCGCGGAGCCGCTCTTGTCGGCGCTACCCTCGCTCCGCCTGGACGGATTTCAGTGGCTCATCGCGGGCGGCGAGAGCGGGAGTCATCTGAGCCGCGAACACGTCATGGCCGAGCGCGGTCTCGTGCGCAGTGGGCGCACGAAGGCAGGCGATACGAGTCAGCCTCTTTGGGTCCCGCGCGAGGACCGGATGGCTTGGGTGCGCGATCTGCGCGATCGCTGCGTAGCCGGAGGCGTGTCGTTTTGGCACAAGCAATGGGGCGGCCCTCGCCCCGAGTCGGGAGGACGCGTGCTCGACGGCCGCACGTGGGACGAGCTGCCGACGCACGTGCCGGGCGCGATGCCGGCCGACTACACGCACCGCGCGCTCAGCCCGGCGAAGCCGCCGCGCTCGCTACCGCTCTTTGGGTAGCCGCGCCGCGAAAGATTACCGCGGTGTAGACCATACGTTCGCTTCCCAAGCGACTGCTCGCGCCGCTTGCGACCCACACGTGCTCGCGCACGACGCCGGCGCGCGAGCACCAGGCCGCCAGCGCCGCACGCTGCATGGGCTCGCGCAACGTTTTGTGGTGTGCTGGGCCAACGAGCTCCGTGACGCTCTTGACGCGACCGAATCGAAGCTTCATGTCGCTGCCGTCGGTGAGCACGATC